CCGTGGAAATCCTCGTCTTGTAATCCGCTTAGTGGATATAGGTAAACGCCATCATTGAGGATTGACCCCTCAATTAGCACGTACTGTCCATCTTTAGCAAAAGGGAGCGCAAGGACACCCTCGGCAATGTGAAAGTTATCTTCCACGCATTTATCAGTAGCAAAAAAGTTATTGATATGCTTCATAACCTGCCCTATCATGTTCAAACGCTCCCTCCTGTTTACTTTTTGGTTGCCTTCTTTGGCTCTTTCTTTTCCACCGTCTGTGGCTCTGTAGCCTCCACATAGCCGTTTTCTTTAAAAGCGGCTATAACTGTGGGGTCGTCAGTAGAAAAGCTGTTTTTGCCCTTTATAAGCTTCATACAGTCACCGCCTTAAAATGTAGCCGGGAGGACTGCAATTCTTTCAGGGTTGATATTTGCTGCGCCATAGACGCGCAAACCCTTAACGCCGTCTGCAAAGCTCTTTTCAATTTCGTAGGCTTTAATGCTCACAATCTGATCTGCAAATGTAGTTGCAGACTGCACACTTGCAATGATGCTTGTCAACCTTTGTAAATCTCTCATCCAAAAGAAGAAGCGCATAAGCTTCAGGTGGAATAGCAATCTTCCTGCCAACTGTTGGCACGTTTGCCTTGTCAAGCTTCGTTCTCAAGTCGATAATTGACTTATAGATGTTATCCGCTGTAAGCTTTAACGGGTCGAGCTTGTTAGCATCCTGCACGCCTGCGGCAATAGTCGCAAAAATGTACTTGTCTGCCTCATCTGCGAGCCTGTAAGAAGCTTCGCCCATTGCACTATCAATCAAATCGCCCGCCGCCTGTACCTTATCCACGCTATCAACTTTAATATTAAAGTATTTAGCCTGTGAAATAGTGAGGGTTCTAAGCTCCGTGTTAAGTTCCTCAGCGTCCTTGATGTCTGAATTTTTAGCATAGTCATTTACTGAAATGCTACCAAGGATGTTGATTTTCACAGTATCACCCTGACCTGTAATCAATCCCTCGTAGTCTCTGTTGATGAAATTTATTGCTACGTGCGATTTCTGCAAGGCTGTAAGAAGTCTTGCGCTCCAAATCTGTGGTATAAAATTAGTTACTGACATTTATTTACCTAACCTTTCAGTGATTTAGATATAGCGTCCCAGTTCGCGTTAATCTGCTCAGGCGTCATCTTTGAAATTTCGTCGTGCGTGTATGTCGCGTTTCCGCCTGGGGGAGGTGTCTGCGTATCTGCGCCGTGGGTGTCGTCCGTCTTAATGAAGTCGCCCCAGTCGTCCTTGATAGATTTTGCAATTTTCTCTGCATCCTTAAATTTCCCATCCGCGTCAAGCTCTAAACCGTCCACATCTGTGACCTTTAAAACCTTATCAAAAAATTTCTCGCTGACTCCCGCCTCTTTCAGTGCGTTCTTATACGCTGCCGCCTTTGCGTCGTGGGTTGCTTTGTTTTCTTGCTCTTTTTTGTAGGTGTCAAACTGCGCCTTCAGGTCGGTATACTTTTTCTCGTACCCGTTGCCGTCGCTGTCCTTTGCCTTTAATTCGTTCAACTCTCTCTGAACGCCGTCAAAATTTTTAAGCTTGTCCTTTAAGTCGTCGCGCTCTTCCTTCAATCCCTTGATTGTCTCCCCGTGACCCTCAAGAATTGCGTCTGTCTGCTCGTCTGTAAGTCCTAATCCTTTTAAAAATTTTGCTGTTAATGCCATTTTTCAATCTCCTCTTTCTCGGGCGCATTCTCTCGCGCTTTGATTTATAGATTAAATTTAATTGATAAAGTGGGCTTTGTTATGCAGACTTTGAGAAATTTATAGATTTATTTTGGAGATTGTGATATTATCAAAGTGTTTTAAGTATCCTTTCTCCTAGAGTTTAAAAGTGAGCAAAGAAGCCCGCCGCTGCCAACGGGGGCTTTTTTGTTTGGCTTATTTAGATAAAATGCAATAAAAAATTGCATTTTGTAAAGTGGAGTGATATTATAAAGGGGTAAAGTCTATCCCCCTCAAGATGATTTTACAATGTGTTCGTAGCAGAAAAGCACCCCGTTGTCGGAGTGCTTTTTTCTTATGCATTCTCTAAGCTGTCTTTTAAAATGCTCATATACTCGCTCGAATGATTAGCCGCTGCGGGCTGCAGAAACGGCTGGGCTTTCATTCCGTTTGTGGTGTAAAAATTGCCATCTGAGCCTTTATATGTCCACGGGGTCTTGCGCCCGCCGCTTGCATATATTCCCGTTCCAAGCTCAACATACGGAGCATAATTTACATTTGTCCCGATATAAACATCATCCCCATCCACTGCATAGGTTATCGAGCCTTTGAGATTGCCTGTCTGAACGGGGCACTTGTCCTGCGCATAGCCTACCGCCGTTTCACCGCACGCTTTAAGCCCCCGCTCCACGGCGTTCTTGACCGCTCGCAAAACTTCCTCGCTGTTGTCGGCAAATTCCACAGTAATTCCGTTTGTCGTAATGCTTGCCATCCGTTCACCTCCGTGCGTTTCCGTGCGTTTTTCGTGTGTTTCCGTGTGTTTTCGTGTGTTTTCGCGTGTTTAATCGTTTGTTAATCGTACGTTTTACTTAACTTTTACGCTCCCACGGCTCAGCGTGCTTTTAAATCTAAACTTGCCCGTTTTCATAGTGCAGCGGCAATTATAAATGTTCCACGGACTTCCTGCGGGGTCGCCTGGGTACATCAATTCCTCCCCGCCTACATCAAAAGGCTCATCATACTGCACCTCTTGCCCGCTTGCCTCCCAGTGCTCTTCACGCTCGGGCGGCATTGCGTCGTGTGTGTCGTTCCATATTTTGGTAGCAATGCAACCTTGCTCTGCTAAGTCGTCGTATCGGTCTTGCTTGCCTGCGCTTCTCGCGCCCGTGACCGCCGTTCGTGCGTTACAGATTGCCTGCGCCCTATTCATTGCCGTGACATTTTGCATTCTGTTGGCTATTTGGTCTATGCTGTCGCCTTGCAGCACGCCTTGCAAGACTGCATTCTGTATCTTCGTTCGATTCCATCGCGTGGACTTTGGGATGTTTATTTCAATTTGCTTATATGGTCGGACTTCCACGCTCCCCGCCATAAGCCTTTTGACTGTAGCCTCGTCTATAAGGTCGAAGCGTATCCCCATCACATTATCAGCCGCCGCCGCAATCTGCGCGTCTTTAGCTGTCAAATTGCTTGCAGTGCAGTATATTTTAGGCAGTGCATTATTAGTATATCCTTGTGCTATCTGATTAGCGTGCGTCATTCGCTCCGCCATCTGCTGCCTTAAAGCATCCCATCTGTCACCGCGTGCAATTTGAGCATAGTACCATCTGTCAAATTCTTCTTTTGTGTACGCGCCATTTTTATATGCTTTCTTCTCCTTTTCGTAGCGGTCTTTAAAGGTTTTAAAATAGTCATTCGCCGTCTTTGTCAATTCCGCGCCCGCTCGTGAGTAATGGTCGAATAGCCTGTCTTCGAGCTTTGCAAGCTCTCTGTCTGTTAATTTTTCGACATTATACACTATGCTTCACCCTCTCCCGCATCATCCTCATTTGTCGGCTCGTTTTCATCATCAAAAAAATTGCTGACTGCCTCTGTCGCGCGTCCTTTAATTACCTCATCCGCCTCCTCAGGCGTCAAAAATGGAAGCTTTTTTATAATCATTTCGTCCGTGAGATAATTAGCGGCTGTCAAAATCATGTTCGTTGTCTCACTTTGATTGACTATCTTATTCCAATTCAGTACCGGGTTATCGTCAATTTCTGCAATCTTTAGTATTTTCTGAATAAAGTCTAAGATATAATACTCAAAGTCCGCGCATTTGTTGTCCTGCGGCTGATATGCACTCTTAATTTCCTGCGCCGTTTTCGCGCCGCTTGAAAATGCTTTAACATCCAACGCCTGAAAGTCGTCGTAGATGTCGTTTCTTAAAATTTCAAGCATTTTCTCGCGCGCCTGATATGGTACTTCCTGCGTTATTGCCTGCACGTTCGCGCCGTCGTCGCCGTCCAATGCTGAGGCTCTCACCGTCTTTAAACGCTGAACAAACCTCGCAAGGTCTACGTCGTCCATCCCGCCTGTATTATTCAAAATCCAATAAAGCCCGCTCATATCGTCTATGTTGTTGGCTAATCCGCTCTTAATGAGGTCGTAGCAGTCAATAGACTCCCTTATTCCTATAAGCTCGCTCTCGTGGCTGTCGTTTGCGTACAGCGGAATGATTGGAAGCTCCGAATAATTCTCATCCATTTGGCTTTCAATTCCGCCGTATTCCGTGGATGTCACGCGCGTCTTATACGCTCTCTTTTCCGTAAGCAGTCGCGCCGCGTCTGAATTGCTCTGAATATATTCCGTATATCCGTCAGGCTCGTATAATGTGGCTCTGAAAATAATATCATCATCCACGCGCCTAAACCAAAAGCGAACGCCCGCCATCAATTTAGAATCCGTTTCCGAATATAAAGGGCAGAAGCCCGGCTCTGCTGGTGTGTCTGCGAACCCAAAAACCTCAAGATGGTCCAAATTCCAAAAGCCAAAAGCCTTACCACTTGCCATTGCTCTCTTTGCCGCAGTCTGAACTTTAAAATCAAAATCTGCCCCCAGCTTTTCCTTGTTTTTCGGGTTGCTCAGTGTCACGCCGTTTCCCAAAACGTATTGAACCTGCTGAATCACAAGCCTTCTAAAAAATAGTGTTTTAAGCTTGTAATTTGACGAATAAATGTCGGGCATTTGCCGCCCTGTGACCGTGTATAAGAATTTTTGATATTTTTCAATCGTGGTATTATGCTTATTATAATAAGCTTCTCCCGCCTGCGCGTCTCTGTATTCCTGCGTTCCCCTGAATGCTTCCACGGCTCTCAGGCAAAACGCCGCTCTCGCGCTCTCATCCGCGCCAACACTCTGTAAATCTTGAATTGTGTACATTTTTTCGCTCCCTTCGATTTTGGCTTTAAATCAAAGCATATAAACGCCGCCACTTTCCTGCGCTCTGTCGCGTTTTACAAGCTTTTTTGTTCTTACAAAATACCGCAACGCGTCCATGCAGTGGTCGTTCTGTTTTATCGGCTTATCTTCTCCATTGTCTGCCGCCTTGCTATCCCACGAGTAGACTTCAAACTCTTTGATTGTGTTCTTGCAATCCGCGCTTACCAATAACCGCCCATCTGCAAGCATTGTCTGCACGTCGCTGATTCCGTCAATAACGTCATTGTCGGCTTTATGCACGATATAATGTCTTTTTCTTAATTCTGCAATCATAGCCGCCGCAGATGGGTCTATTATTATTTCTTTTGGCTTTGCCCCGTCTAACATCTTCTCTAAGTCATCCGCCAATTCCTGCACGGTCTTTTGCCTATTGCTTTCACGCCCTGAGTAAACGCTTTCTCGTGATATAATCCACTTGTTTGACCCTCGTATTTGCTTAATCAAAAGCCACACATTCGGGTTTTGAATACCAAAGTCAGACGATATATATACTATATCCTCGCATTCGGGTATTTTGTCCGTGACGTGCTTGTCACGGCTGAACATATCATAGACAAGCCCCTCAGCCGCCACCCACAATCCAAGAATGTAGCGTTTAAAGAATACCCCGACATATTGCCGCGCGTACCTTGCTTTTATCGCCTCGGATAAGCTCGCGTTGTCGTCCATTGTGAAATGGAGATACAACAAATTCTTTTCTATCGCCTTATCAATCCAATTAACCTTAAACCAATGATGCGGATTCGACGGATTGCAATTAAACCACCATTTTGACCCATCTACTGAACATCTTGCTGTTGCCTGATTAACAAAACTCTCAGGCATAAGCGCAACTTCATCAAAAAATGCCCCCGCTAAAGTTATAC